AACAATTAAATCTGGTTATCGCGAATATTAAAAAAATATTAAAAAATCAATATTATTATAAAATATTATATAAATATTATGATCATTTAAAGGGAGGCAATCAGGACATTGATACATATTTTAAGTTTATAGATTTAAAAAACAAATATAATTATGAGTCGGGTGAAATTATTAAAAAAATTGTGAAACTTGGAAATGTGACAGAATCTATTTATAAAAATCAAATATTGTTTCAAAAAAACTCTCATACAGACAATTATAATAGTATTATTGACGTATTAGAACAACCAAATCTAGCACAATACACTACCCAAGCATCGGATATATTTTTTCAGTTTGATGCGGTTTATAAAGGAACTCATGAAAATATAATAAAATATTTAAATGATACTCTAACATTTTTAAATAACTTTAGAAAAATGCCGAATATGACAATCCAACCAGCTATATTCAATCAGTTGAAGGCCAGATGTGATATTATTATATTGGTTATTACTGAAATTATTAATATTAAAAATAAACAATTTCAAAGATATCAGTTTTTTATTCAAGGAGAACCAAATAAAAAGAATATTGACAAATTTGGACAGGAAAGAGATAAAAAAAATATTGAAGAAAGAGTAAATGGGAGAATAGCTACCAAGGAAAATAAGCAAAGTTATAAAAAACTTATACACGAAGAACTGAAACGTATCCAAATAAATAATGGAGGTCCTGAATACGTTCAACTCCCAGCTGACAATTCAGATGCTATTAAAGGGTTTGTTAATAGCAACCAATTACGCATAAATAATTTTGATTTTGCTTCGCCAGAAATGGAGTACTATCAATATTATTGGGTTATATGGCTTAATAAATATATAATGTATGAGTTCGGTCGGCTAAGACGAGATATTGATGGAATATACGCACATAATCCTATATTAACCAACTTTAATCAAAAAATAAAAAATGTGATTATAACAAATGGGGTAGAAGGTGATACAATAAGTCAACGTGATTTGGATACATTGAATAATTTAAATCCACGTCAAAACCAAGAACAACAGCCCGCTGATATTATAGCTACGCAGTACAAAGATACTCTTGAAAATATATTAGATAAGTTAAAACTCAATTCGGTTACACTGATAAGAGATATCATGGATACGGACTTTATTGGTGATATAAACAAAATTAATAATCTGACAACACTCGTAAAAGATAACTTTTTGGAATATTTGAAAAACCCCAATGCGCATACAGAAGTTTACAAGAATATTGTTGGCGATGTTAATATTAAATATAAGTCAAATATTTTGTATTTTGATGACGTAATAAACATGGAAACCGCTTATAATAATTTATACATAACTAGCGATGAGCGTAAAGAAATACAGCGTAAAGAAATACAGCGTATTGAAATTGCTCGTGATAAAAATAAGCTGAATAAAATAAATAATCAGGAAATTATTACAAATTATATTTATGATAAATATGTAAAAGGTAAAGACCCGACTTCAAACCAGGACATAACGCAATATATACTTTTATTATTATTGTTAAATGTGCGTGAAATATTGTGGAGAGATTATAAGTTCCAAATGGCTTATGATGGATTGAGAGATAAAATTAATAAATTGTATCCGGGTCTTAGATTAGATGATTTTGAAATTAATGTGAATGATAATCAAATTAATATAGATGGACAAAAATCATTCATTGTTAAAGATAATAGCGATATTTTTAGTTTGACAAGTTTTGCCGACGAAACATTATATGCGGATGAAACCTTAGCTAATTATAATGCTCTTCAAAGTCCCGAGCAAATAAATGCTGCTATTGCTTCAAGGACAGGAATGATAAATAATAGACCAAGAACCGCTGCTGTCATGAGGCCAGGGGTTGGAGCGAGAGACAATAATAGACGAATCGCAAATCGTAATCCAGTTGCCCAGAATCCAGTTGCCCAGAATCCAGGTGCCCAGAATCCAGTTGCCCAGAATCCAGTTGCCCAAAATCAAGGTGCCCAAAATCAAGGTGCCCAAAATCAAGGTGCCCAAAATCAAGCGGCTCGTAATCAAGGTGTAAATGTCGCCCGAAATGTAGCCCAAAACCAAGTGCGAGTAGCACGTAGGTAATCTTAACCCATAATCATTAGCCCCGGATTCCCATCATGTTCCGAGAACCAAAATGCCATTTTCCCATCGTCCATTATTGTAAATCCAATACAATACTGGATTCCAACTTTTGTGAAATGAAACACGTCCGACCATTCTATTGGTAAGAAATCCGTGGCTCTCAACTTTACCAAGACATTGTAATATGCCAGTGTCTTTGCCCCATGTAAGTGTTCGCAGTAATGGACCACACACAAATAACATCCATGTTTCTCGCTCCAAACCGGTGGTGTGGACCCGCGCGTCTTCTGGAACAGCGCGTGCTCATTCGGGACGGACATCACGATTTTCAATCGGCCACGGTCGTCCAGTTCGCCGATTTCAAATGGCGCCCACTTGTAAATGAACCGTTGATTCGTGGTCTTGGATGGTATTGGTATCCAGTTCTTCTCGCACCAAGTATCTGTTGGGGGTTCTAGGATTTTACCCGATTCAAACATCGCCATAGAGGCCGAATAGTCGCCCGTGATGATGCGGATTTTATTGGACACCGAATGTGACCGATTCGTGGCGACATATTTCAGCGTGTTTGTGCCGTCGTAGAAGAGCCGGACGTCTTCCAGTCCCATTATGGAGCGGTCGTAAATCGGCAGTCCGAGCATCCCCTCCCACATAAACTCAGGTTCTCCTGACAAGCCTTGTAAATCGGGTGTCAAATAGGCGCGCAGATTCACGGTTTCCAAATGGCCTTGTGGATGGCTGATGATGTATCGGCCGCAATCGTCCAGGCGGTAATTCACGTAGCGCACATTGATGACGTGTTCTCCCTCGTGGGTTTTTATATACGCCGTGGATGAGGGGTAGAAGCCGGGTTTCTCTGGCAACGCATAGTGCGTGACGGGGTTGGCCAAACAGCGCGAAAACAGATGAGAGGGGACGCGGACAATGGAGTCGTCGTGGTCGGCCTTGTACCACGTGATGCGCCAATCCGTGTTGTTTTCCAACCACGCCCAGAAATTGACCTCCCACGTGATGGTGCGGTATTTGAGCATAAATTGGCCGAAATGTTCTAGGTAGAGATCAAACAGGTCGGTGAATGATTTGCTGTCGCCGACCATGAATCCGCCGCAGAACCGCCAGTTGATGACATCCACGACGTTGTCTATGCCTTGGCCCTTTTCCCAGCACCCGGGGTTGGCGATGAACCGCGGCTGCCACGGGAATGATGCCATCGTTTTCATATAATGGCTCGTGGCGGCCTTGTTTTTGAAGATATGGGCGAGATTGAAGTCCAACCACGCGAAATGGGTCGTGTTGAACGGGTTCTCGTTGATGGCGTTCACCACGAACTCTATTTTCATATTCATCAGACAAAGAAAGAGGAAGGAATCCTTTACTTCGTTGCGCACGGCGGGAAGACGGGCCTGGTATTTTGCGCAAATGGTGTATGTCCAGGAGGTGGTGTAATCCACATCGCGCAACAAGACGTTGGGATATGTGGGCCACGTGGCGGCGTATGCTTCGCGGATTTCGGCATCCACATAGAGGATGATGGGCACGCCCGTTTTGGCGATTTCGGCGAAGTTGTTCATTCGCCATTGGTGGGTTTTGTGGGGCTCTTTACAGTTGATATTGACGAAACATGATACGTAGGTGAGGGTGGGTTTTGGTATTGCGAATAGGTCTTGTTCCATCCGTGTTTAATAGATATTTGAGGAGCCTTGTGTCTAAATGTATTTTGTATGAAAAATATAATCAAGTAGAGGGTAACTAAATAATATATGGTGTCAATCAAATATTATTTTAGCATTGAAATGTTTATAATATTTGTATAACACGCATATTATAAGTATTTACCATGAATATTGGTTGTCGCATAACAAGTTGGTGAATAATGTCCTGTTCTACCACACCGAAAACATTTGTTTTTTCCAGTATTTGTTGTCTTGTGTTGTTGTACATATACTTTAGGCTTGGGTTGTGATATATAAACGTTGTTTCTGGGTTGTTGTACATAAACCTTAGGCTTGGGTTGTGGTATATATACGTTGCTTCTGATTTGTTGTACATAAACCTTAGGCTTGGGTTGTTCATATTCTATTTCTTCAAAATCATCACTGTCGTAATAGTCAAATATATATTCATCTATATCATCTTCAATTTTATTGTTAATTTGTATTTTTTTGTAAGGTACTTTTGTTTGTAATCCGAATGGGATTTTTACACAGTCTTTTGAAAAATGTCCATTCCCGCCACAAGTAAAACATTTATTATTTGTTCCATTACTCATTTGTTGTAAAATGTCAATGGTTGTTTTATTTAAGATGATTGATACAAATGAACCACCACGGACATTATCAATACCATATTTATCCATATATTGTCGTGTAATTTTATCTTCATCATAGTCATCGCAATTTGGTTTTATTTCCAATATACTAAGAGGCTTGTACATTTTGGTCCACTCAGATCCATTTGATGTAAAATGGTCCTCTATGCGAAACTTGGGTGTGTTTGTTTTTCCAATATAATATTTATTTTGCTCCAATTTCAAAGCATATATATAAACCATTTTATATAATAATTAAAGTATGTTTAAATTATTATATATTGTATTATGCCACTCGCCCTTCCGGCCCTTACGAAGAGCACAGTTCGCACTCTCCACCATTCTTCGGCTCAATGGTGAATTGCTGGGCCCTGTGTTTCCCTCTCCTGCGCAAATAGTAGATGCCCGTTTTCAGCCCTTTGGACCAACTATAGAAATGCATAGACGTAAGAGAATTGTACGTGGGGTCCTCAATCCACAGATTCAAGCTCTGGCTCTGGCAAATGAACGCCCCGCGTTCCGCCGCCATATCTATCACATGACGCATTGGTATCTCCCACACCGTCTTGTACCGCTGTTTCATATCCGCCGGCAGATTCTCTATGTGCTGGATGCTACCTTGGTTCGCGATGATGTTGTTTTTCAGCTCCGTATTCCACAGACCCAGCGCAATGAGTTCGCGCATCAAATACTTGTTGGTGAGGATGAACTCCCCCGCCATCGTGCGTCTGCTGTAAATATTGCTCGTGAATGGCTCAAAACACTCATTGAATCCGAGGATCTGCGATGTGGATGCTGTGGGCATCGGGGCAAGAAGCAGCGAATTGCGCATTCCAGTGGCTTGAATCTGGGCTTTCATAGCGGTCCAGTCATAGCGGTCCGGGGTCGGCGCTACATTCCACAAATCAAATTGGAGCTCGCCCTTGGAGGCGGGGGAACCGGCGAAGGATGGATAGGGGCCGAGTTGAACCGCCAAATCCGCGCTGGCCTTCACGGCACCATAGTAAATCGTCTCAAAAATCAGGCGATTCAGTTCGCGGGCTTCGTCGCTGTGGTATGCGACTTTTAACAGGAGAAATACATCGGCCAATCCTTGGACGCCGATGCCAATGGGTCGGTGGCGCATATTTGAGACGCGGGTCTTCTCCGTGGGATAATAGTTGATATCAATCACGCGGTTCAGGTTGCGCGTAATGACGCCAGCCACGTCGGCGAGCTTGTCATAATTGAATGCGCCGTTTTCTACGAAGGTCGGGAGCGCGATGCTCGCCAGATTACATACCGCGGTCTCGTTTTCGTCGGAGTACTCCATGATTTCACTACATTGACCTGTTATTATTCCATTGAAAACCCCCATATGACGCTTTGGTTCTGTAAAACAAAAGGTATCATCAATTCGGTTGTTGTCGATGATTTCTTTGATTTTTATAAAATGAGAAGCCGAACGTTGTATAATATTTTCAGTATTAATAATTAAACGTTTGGGTGTAAATCCAGCTTTTACCAATATACGCAAATCAGTAGATGTAATTAATAACCGATATACTTCTTGTGTTTCAAATAATCGTTGTCCGCCCCTTCCATCTGGTAAAAGACTCGTACCAATTTCTTTATTTTTTCTAACCTTTGGATTAATACCACACGTCTGAAGCATCAATCTTACTTTTAATAAGAAATCTTTATTAATTGATGCTACTTGGAGTTGTTGATTTGTTCCATTATTTGCGATTGAACCATCTGCGTCACAATATCCCGAAAACCAGTCCATTTTGTCTTTTAATGTGTGATTCAATGGTACATAAAACTTTTCTTCTATATCCATAGGCAATTCTAGTGACAGTCTGCCACTATTTTCACTTACGGTTCTATACGTCATATAATCTAATAGTTCTTTCTTCTCTCCGTATAAAAATATTTTGGGTTTTTTTTCGTAACTGATTCCGTTACAATAGACGTTGTCTTCGTAGGTTTTCGTTTTCGTATTTTCATTTTCATAAAGTAAATGACGCTTACAAAAAGAATGACCGGCAATCGTTTTGAACTCGCATTTTACTGGGTCGTGACCAGTTGTTTTACCATATGTCCCATCCCCGCAAAAAAATCCGTGTGTATAAGGGTACAACATCGTGTTTGTTCCATCAATAATGGGATATTCACACTTAATTATTTTGTCACCTGGTTTGAGATTTTGTGCTTCCGTTTGAATGATTTTTGAACGCGTATATTTTGCTTGTACATAAAACTTATGATAAGGTGTACAAGTTAATATGGATTCATCATCGGTATGAACCTCTATTAATTTTTGATTCTCGCCTGTTTTTTTTACTTCAACTTCGCTGTATTCTTCGCCGTTCCATACATTCACCTTTTTGTTTTCCAATGACTGGATTTCTATATGACCTTTGTCTGTCAATATAATGGTTTCTGGCGCAACACAAAGATTGCTGCTCTTAATGGTCCCTACATTCTGTTGGTTGGATTTGCGGTTGGCGGCGTCTTTATAGCAAATATACGGCGTTCCCGTCTCCATTTGGGCGTCCAACACCTTGAACCAGAGTTCTCGGGCCTTGACGGTCGTGCGCCCCTTGCCCGCTTGTTCATACTTGGTGTAAAGGTCGGCGAATGCTTGGCCATAGACGTCGGCGAGTCCGGGGCATTCGTTGGGGCACATCAGAGTCCAGGTGCCGTCGGCCTTGACGCGCTCCATAAATAGGTCGGGTACCCAAAGCGCGTAAAAGAGGTCGCGCGCTTTCAGTTCCTCGTCGCCGTGGTTTTTGCGCATCTCCAAGAACATCTCAATGTCCGCGTGCCAGGGCTCCAAGTAGATTGCGAACGAGCCATTTCTGCGGCCGCCGCCGTTATGTACAATACAATTGTGAATCATATAGTCGTGCTGGGTTTTCATTTGGAGGTCATAGAGGGTTCCCGAGTATTCTTCAGTGCTGATGCTTTTAATTCGTGTCAATAAAAAGTCATTGTATCTGAAAAACTTAAAAAACTGGTTGTCATTGTAGTCAATATTCAACAACTCGCAAATGGCTTGAGTTTGTGGTATTTTTAGACACCAAGCGATTTGTTGGTTGGTTATCGTTTTTCCAGCACTTGATACATGTGTTTCGCCGACTCTGTCTCTAACATATCCACTTGTCAATACGCCTAGTTTTAAACACAAAAACCGAACACTTTCAATCAGATTTCTGGATGTGCTGTCAAACGACAACTGTATGTTGTGCTCCCCTTCGGGGCGCTCAACATCAGCACTTTGGGAAACGCGGTCGCATTTCCCAAACAACTCGTCATCTTTACATCCATCAGTATCTATCAGACCTTTTAACACATACTTGGATTTTTCAATGGGTAAGTTTAACCATTTATGATGAGCCCGCTTGGTTTTATTGGAATCGTATAAATCACTATACCTGAAAGGCATATTCAGACTCTTATGCCAATTTATTCGCGTAATGTTTTCGTTTGTATCTATTCTGTATTTTATACATTTATTTTCAAAATATTGAATCGCAAAATCTAAAATGTATTTTTTATTGGTAGTATGGAGTGATATGTACCCATTTTGGTCGGTATTGCTCAAACAGCCATCCCCCAATAGCACGCCATACATATAACAATCATCGTTTGTGATTTCATGTATGTCTGTACTGTGAGTTGGGATTTTATAAACCAACATATCATCATTTTGTAGGTCTTTGGCATCCACCCATTCAAACTTGGAAATATTTTTGTTTAACCGGTTTTCAATTACCCCATAGTTTAACCCTTTTACTTGCCCAACCAAAGCATACACGGGGTGTTCCGGTGTAATTCTGAGATTATCAATGGAATGCATGGTTTCAATATTGTATATTTGTCCCTCATATGGATGTTCCAATACGTTTTCAATCGTTTCTACCCCACCCGTCAAGTTGAATACTTGGGTTTCGCCATATGTACAGTTTTGGATTTCAATTGGACCTTGTGTTGTATATATGTATGTTTCCGGGGTTACACACTGATCGACGTATTTCGCCGTGTTATTGAACACACGCAACATCGGCACAATTCCATTGCTATTGCCATTGGTGCCACGAATCTGGCTGCCCGTCGCGCGCACATTGTGGATGTGCATCCCGATTCCGCCCGCCCATTTACTAATGAGCGCGCAGTCCTTCAGCGTGTTATAAATCCCGCCGATGCTGTCCTCCTCCATTGCGATTAAAAAACACGAACTGAGTTGGGGGCGCGGCGTGCCCGCGTTGAAAAGCGTCGGCGTGGCGTGGGTGAAGTATTTCTGCGACATCAGGTGGTAGGTCTCTATGGCCGCGTCAATGTCGGCGCCGTGGATACCAATCGCAACGCGCATCCACATATGCTGGGGTCGCTCTATGATGACCCCATTGGAACGCATCAAATAGGATTTCTCCAAGGTGCGGAACCCGAAATAGTCAATGAGATAGTCGCGGCGGAAGTCAATCGCGGCATTGATGGCGTCGGCGTGCTCTTCTGTCACATCATAGATTTCCTTTGATAAGAGAGGCGACACGTTGCCATTTTTATCTACCGCATGAAAAAGGGTCCGCACCACTTCGCGAAAGTCCGCGACGGTGCTCTTGTGGTGATTTGATACCACGATGTGAGAGGCGATGGTGCCGTAATCGTAATGCGTGGATGAAAGCGCCGCGCATTGCTCGGCGGTGAGGTCGTCAATCTTGGTGGTGGAAATCTTGTCATAAAGCTGGTCAATGATTTTCATCGCGAGAGAGGTATAGTTGATTTTGACCCCCGCCTCGGTGCCGATGGTCTTGATGCGGTGGAGAATCTTGTCAAATGACACGATTTCGGTGGAGCCGCTGCGCTTGGTCACATACATTTCATCACTTGACATTGTCTGGAATATATATTTACGCATCGGAGTTCTAAATTGTTTTTCAAAATAATATACTGTCGGTCTCTATATGTCCAAAAGTTGGATAACGCATCCGCCACTCGTTGGCGTTTTGGGCGCGCGCTTCTTTGGCAACCGGTGCTCGTGTCCCGTAGCACGTTCTTTTAAAACTACGCTCCAGAAGTCACGAATGAGCGGCTCCGCCGCGGCAAACCAGTCGCGATTGCGTTTCACCAGGATACACGAAAACGTCTCGCAGTACCAGTAAATGCGCCGATACAGGACATGCGTCTCGCCCAGTTCGCGCTTCTTCTCGGCAATCCAAGCTTCAATTGCGGGTTTTTCCAGGGGCGTATCCAGCGGCAGATACATATATTTCGGCGAATTGTCCACGAAATCGCGTTTGACGAAATAGAGGATGACTCCGTTGTACAAGTATTTGGGTATGCTCGCGTAAAACTTGGTCTCCGCATCATCGTCGGCGGTTGTTACCGCCTCGGCGTGTTCGCGGAACTGCGTCTCTATGAAATGACAGTTTTCCAGGTCGCACACTTCCATTTGGACTTGCATCTGGACCCAGTATGCCATAGAGGGTATACCCGTGATTTCGCGATTCACGATGTTCTTGATTTCCAACATCATACCATATTCGGGCGAGTCGGTGGGGGATACAACAATGCCGTCGGGAGATGCACCGAGACACGCCACGCGCGGATGCTGGATACATCCAAATTGCCCCACGACACACTTGTTGCGATGTTCGTAAATGGCGACCGACAATGGCTCGTACTTGACCCCCCAATGAAGGGGGGAATCCACATTGACGTGGGTGGAGGTTTCCACGATTTGGATGTTTGGATCCGCTGCTGAAGGCAGAGGTCGGCATTTCTCGCACACGAGACTGTTGTAATTGGCGGCGGAACTGAACACTTTCCAAATGTTGCTGGCGGTTACGAGATTGTTGCGGAAGGCGTACCATTCGGGGGTGCGCTGGGCGGGCTGATACGCGGCCCTACATGCGGCGATTTTTTCGGCGGCATCGGGCTGACTCGCATAATGGTGCGGTCGGGGATGTAGATATTCGCGGCGCGGGACACCCATCATCTTCATATATTCGCGCACGTGTTTGGCGACGATTGTGCGAAACGTGGTATATTCTTCGTCGTATTCATCCAGGCTATCATATGCTTCAAGTGTCGCGCAGATGGCGAAATATTCGTCGGTCGCGTAATTGACCAACGTATCATAAAATGTAGGGTCATGTTGTTTAATGGCGTTCGTTTCTAAATATTCCCCCACGAAAAGGCAGACTTCAGTCTCCAGTTCTAGTTGGTCATATTCGGTTAAGTTGGGTGTCATATCTTATATATTTAGGTTTGTTTTTGTATTGGTTTCAATACAAAAACATAGTGGGAATCAATTTTTTAGACGGCTTCGGTAGCTTCCACTTTCTTTGGGGTCAGCGACTTGAGTGTGGACACCTTTTTGTCAAGGTTGCGAAGTGTGAAAACGCGACTAGATGGGTTGAAGAAGAGTCCGGGTATGGCGGATATGATGCCCGTCACTTTGTCATATTCAACATCGCGCACTTTGGCCATCTTGTCTTTCATCAAACATTCGCTGAAAAACAGTTTGAGCCCTTTCACGTCCTTTGTGGAAAACGCATTTTCGCGGCCATATTTTTCGGCATATGCGTGGAGCTTCTGGATTTTGAGTCTCTTGTCCAGCTTGTTCCATGGCTCATTGTTGAATGTCTTCTTTTCTTGCTCCAACAACGCGTCAATGTGATTTAGAGAACTGTTGGCCTTCTCCGCTTCCAAGGCAGAGGCGGAAATCATATAGTTCTTGTATTTACTCATAATCTTGGCGTCGGGTTGTTGGACCGTGGTAGGCATCGCATCTGCAGGTCTAAAAACATCATTGATTGTTTCGGTTTCGTTAAACATAAATTAGGTGGTCTTTCTTTATATTATTATGTTTAAATGTCTATATTGTTTTGTTTGATTACATTAATGACTACTCCGACTACCCTTGTGATTGATTTATCTGTAATCACGAAAACAAAGACCATTGAGCCAAAAGAGAAAACGATTCGCAAAAAAATGGAGGAATGGAAGTTTGACGCAAAGTATTTGGAGAGGGAGCAGCAACTTGCTACTCTTGAAGACCTTCAGTCGGACCCTACAGGTCTTGAAGACCCTCGGTCAGACCTTCAAGACAACATTGGCGAAGAGCTGCGCCGCCAAGTTTGCGCCAAGATTTCCGGGTACAAATGCCAGGATGTAAAGAAAGGCATATACGACGAATCCAAGTTTGTGCGTTTTGACGACGTCATCGCCCTAATGAACTCGCGCAAAATGGCGTGTTTCTATTGTAAAAAACAGGCACTTCTCTTCTACGAATATTCCCGCGACAGTGCGCAATGGACCCTTGAACGCATAGACAACAAACACGGACACAACACCGACAATGTGGAAATCGCGTGCCTGAACTGTAATTTGCGACGGAGAACGATGTATCATGAGAGGTATGTTTTCACCAAACAAATGGGAACTGTGCGATTGTTAGAATAATCTTTATTCGCGGTAAAACAAAATAAAAGGACCCGCGCTCATTCTCATAGATATGACAAATGTCAAGGAAAAACTGGACTATTTCATTGCCTCAAAACGCATCCCCAATATCATTTTTCACGGGTCGTCGGGGTCGGGGAAACGAACCATCGTGGGTGAGTTCATTTACCGGATTTATCACGGCGACCGCGCTCGTGTAAAAACCAACGTAATGTTTGTGAATTGCGCCCACGGCAAGGGCATCAAGTTCATCCGCGACGAACTCAAGCTTTTTTCCAAATCCAATATCCAGTGTAATGACAATAATTTGTTCAAAAGCATTGTCCTCTATAATGCCGACGAATTGACCATTGATGCCCAGTCCGCGTTGCGTCGGTGTATTGAGCTGTTTAGTCATAATACGCGGTTCTTCATCGTGGTTGAGAACAAATACAAGTTGCTGAAACCGATTTTGTCGCGATTCTGCGAAATATATGTGCCCGATAACAATGTGTCGCATTTTGCTGGTGCCGAGCCGATTTACCAGAGCTATCACAGTATTCATATTCAGTCGGTTTACGGCAACGCGGATGAGCTGGTAAAAACCACGTTTGATAAAATCGGGGGAATCGTGGGTCCGGACAAGACGCATCAAGAATATATGGAAATCGCCGATCGCCTCTATGAAGAGGGGGTTTCTTGTATGGATGTTTTGAATTATTTAGAAGCGAATGCTGGCAAAGAAATCGTCCGCCTGCGATTCTGTTATAACAAGATAAAGAGCGAGTTCCGCTCCGAGAAAATGCTGATGCTCTATTTGTTTGACTTCCACTACCTTCGTTCAAATAAGTGTTTAAAAAATATTTCCTTTTTATAAATGGATGATTTTGTATTGGCAAACTTGAATGAATCGCGCAATGAATGGTGTAGTCGTTTGGTGGGTATCTTGTCGCCTCTCATCATGGAAGGTGTACGGTCTATTTTCAACGAGTCGTGGAAGCTGAGTTTGGACACGAACGAGGTGGAGAAATACTTGATGACCTTCCAGAACTTCTTGTGCCGGGTTCCCAAATGGAATGCGAATATCATAGAGGCCGAGAAATGCCGCATTGTTGAGAAGTCGGGGTGTAATTATTTAGAAGATTTGATAACATGTGTCCATGTGATTCAACTCAAAGTGCTTACTTGCGTTCGCGTCGGCACACGACAGAAAAAGATTGACATTTCTATACCGAAGTTGAACGACTTTATACACAAGGTCTATATCAACACGGCGAGCAAGGTGTATCGCAATGCGTATTTGTTTGATAAATATGCCGCGCCGTTGATACAGCAGCGCAACCAGCGCGAGTTTGAAGTCATCGTGGAGGAGTGTGTTTTGCGGACGATTCGCGAAAGTATCCCGACGGAGGCCATTGTGCGTGCTTATTTAGACGTGTCGGTTGAACAGGAAGAGGAGGAGGTGGCGATTTCTGAGGAACCGGCCTCTGTTGCTCAAGCAGAATCGGAACCCGTTGATAACATCAAAGAACCCGAAGCCCCGCCCAGCACCGTGCCGTCCATCACCAACATTGATGACAAGCCAGTCATCAATAAACTCTCGTTCAATGACATTGATCAGGCACTCACCGAGGATGGACGCATAGAGGAAATCAACGCACCCAAGACCGACTCGCGCTTGGATGATATTAGTAGAATGCGGTATGATAAACGGAGGTCGGAAGAGGACGAGGACGATGACGAAGACCTGATTAAGGTGGGCGACGATGTGGTCCTGGATTTAGGCGCGGCGGATTTAGGCGGAGGGGGATTTGCTATTTTCTACATTGTTGTAAAGACAATTGATATGAAATATGTCAAGAAAGAGCTCCAGCCGTTGAAGGAGATGATGCGTGATGCCGCAGTCGTGTCTATCTCCAGTGGGATTGCGGTGTTTTCGGTGATGACGCTGAACAAACCAGTGGGTGGATTCTTTGATGCCATTACGGAGAAGACGGCGATTCCTGCGGCGGCCAATGTTTTCACGGGCGACCCGGGATTCTAAGGAACGGTCATAATAAAACAATAAATAACGGCGTTTATTGTTTTACATTTTGCGTATTACGCGGTGCGGGTATCCAAACGTTTTCAAAACGTGGACGACTTCATATTTCCCCGAAGCCAAGTAGGCATCCACCAATGCGTTTATTTGCGGCGCATCGGTGTCATCTATTATCATTGTTCCACCCCGTTTTAACAACAAGTCCGCGTGTTTCATATCGCTCGTTGCGCAAAACTCGCTGTGGCCTCCGTCTACATGGACCAGGTCGTAGGCTTGTTGGCGCCCCTCCACGTATAGAGGCATCGTTTGAGTTGAGTCCCCGACAATGTATTCAAATGCCACTTGGGGGAACACGGATTCAATGTAGTTGAAACATGGTTGTGTATAAAGGTGGTGCCCGATATCAAAAACGGTGAATGTTGTGGCGGGCGATGAGAGGAGCAGCAACATCGCCGAATGACCCGCGTTGAAACCGATTTCGCAAATGCGGGCGGGGGCCTGCTTCCCGCACCAAAAAAGGTTGAGCTGTTTGTTATAGAGTTCGGGGTATTCAGTGATGGACTGGTGGTGGTAGAATGAATTGCCTTCAAACGCGGTTTCGGGAATGTGTTCTAGAATGATGTGTTTCAAATCCTCTAAGTAAATGAGCATCTCGGGGTACTTTTCGGCGTATTCTTGGGCGAGTTCCATTATGGGAATAGTAGAGGCGTTGTTTGTATATTTGTTTTTGGGGGTTGTGTTATAGGAAAGACATCTTTTCTCCCAGGTTTCTGAAAAATGCGCCATTGTACGGAACATTTTTCTCCATTGACTTTGCGATCGTTTTGTCGCTGATTTTCATTATTCTTATACAATCATACCGGCAACCATATTCGCGAATCATTTGGCCCTCTTGGTCAAACGCACCGAATCCATTCCTGTATAGTAGAGGCTCTTTTCCGTGTTTCTCTATGAACTTGGCGCGTGCGTCGCATTCGCTGAACAATTTGTAGACACAGCCTTTGACAACAGTGCCGTGTTTTACTGGGGTGTCAAGCGCGGCCGACGATTCAAACCCATTCATGGTTGCGGCGGTCTTACGGTCCAGATAGACGTTTAGTATCTCGGTCTGGTCGGCGTTCAGCTTGGCAATGTATCCGAGATTTTGGACGCGAGTTTGTTTCGTCGGTTGGACTGCGGCCATATTGGTTGCGTCTTGGTCCCTCTCTACAAACATCCAGCGGAATCCACAATAAATCGTGTTGCCGGCGACGGCTTTGGTCAGGGTAGGGCGTTTGATGTCGTGGTTTTCGGACATTAGCTGAGATGCGGACTCATAGACTTTCACCAATTTCATTGTCTCGGGGTTAATTTGCTGGACTCGGGGGCCGAGGGTGACCAGGGGTTCTTGGAATCCGGTGACGGTTTTGGGGGCAGTCGTGGCGCCCAGCTTTTCAAGGATTTCGCGATTCTGTTTTTCTATGCTGTCTATTTTTGCGCATAACATATTGATTTTTTCATCGGATACATTGTCTTTTTTTTCCAATTCCAGTTTTAGTTTCTCTATTTCTAGTTCCAATTTGTGTGTGCTAGATTCTTGGTAATTGTCTATTTGACTATTGATTGTGTCAAGTATCATTTGATATGTGAGTTCTTTTCCAACCAAAAACAATTCCAGTTCATTTTCGTGGCCTTCTAAATCGCGAACACGATTATTACGAATTGGTTTATGGTTGTGAATATATGATTCAAAATCTTTGCTCCTATTTACAGCATATGCATCCAATAATACACATTCTTGATATTTGCCTTTGTGTTCATTGTATCTACCAGTTATACCGCGGCGACTTTCGCCAATTTTTACAATATATTGTCCGTTTTCAAATGTTTTTATACGAATGATATAAACAATTGGAATGGATACTGAAAACTGGGTTAATAAAATCTTTTCCCGTTCAATTATTTTTTGGTGTTTCAGCTTCTTTTGAAACTCAGCTTCTTTTATAGAGGCATCTTTCGCATTTGTAGATTGGATAGTTTCCAGTTCTTTTTTTGTGTTTTTCAGTTGTTCTGACAGTTCTTTACACTCTTCCATAACAACTTCCTGTAGTGTTTTTTCCATTTTGATGTAATATTCGTGGATTTCGTCTGATTTTTTTGTTCCTGCTTTTAAACAGAAGCGTTTGAATGTGTTTATGGTTAACATAATTACTTCCTTGTTGTGGCCGCCGCGGGCGTCTTTTTTTGCTCCACCAACCTGTGGAGCAAATAATTTATAATCGGTATCTTCAATAAAGTTTTTTTCCAATACACGTTTCGCAGCATCTTTTTGACTGAATCCCAGCCATTTCCATACGTTATCCAAATCAATTATAAAATCTTGCTTGTCATCGTAATTTAAATAACAATAAAAACTTGAAACAAACAATTGTTGTTCATATGTATTAAAGTTTTGTCTAACCTTTTCTACCATTATGGATTGGTAGTTTCCTGTAAGTTTTGTGAGAGGATTTTTCTCAATCAAGTTTACAATGTCTATGCTCATTATATGATTTATAAGTGTTTATTTCTTTATATCATTTATTCGTTTGATTTTATTTTTAAAAACAAAACCAATTGTTAGTAAAAACTTTGTTCCACCCAAAAGTAAAGCAATAATAGTAAAACTTTGCTTTATCCAAAAGTAAAGCAATAATAGTAAAACTTTGCTTTTGAACATTCAAGAGCAAAGTTTTTACATTAATAAAAAACGATTTTTGTTTTTTATTAATTTTTTTATTTTAAACCATATTGTAGAGCCAATTGATATTGGTTAAGAGCTGTAGGCTACACCACACATACCGGCCATCACTCTTAAGACATTATAAGAGTAGGCATAAACACGTACCTTGGCAGTGTTGGTTCCAACAACAGTTCCCGAAGAAAGGACAAGCTGGAGGGTAGCATTGTCAATTCTGGAGAAGTTACACGTGCCGCTTGGCTGGTGTTCCTCTGGCCTAAGGGCAAAAGAATACACGTTGATGCCAGTGTCGGGGGCACGGGTGTGGTGCTGGAAGGGCTGGACGACGTCAAAGTAAGAACCTTCTCTCTCAGAGATTCTGTCCTGGCCGTTAAGCTGGAGCTTAGCGGTGACGACGGGGTTCTCACCCCAGCAGTGCATGTTGAGGGCAGTCTCAGCGAGGACGAATGTGCCCGCATCAGAGACAAGGGAGCCGCTGTTGGCACCGGAATTGGCAGCATCAAAGACGCCGTGGTCCCAGCCATTAGTATTGTTAAGACCCATTGTGCCACTTGACACAAGACCATCAAGAGCACCGGGCATCTGGAAAACACCTCCAGAGATGAAGGCGGTGGCACCAGAGGTCTCGGCCTGACCACCGAAGACGGCGATCGAGGGAGGGAGAGCATCAATGGCATCGGTGTAGTTGAAGGGTTGGGGTCCAAGAACCTTGTACAAGGTGGAGTCGGACTCCAAAGCATTGCAGTAGTCAACGTTGGAATCGGGTTGGACGACCCAGATAAGCTCCTTGCAGGGGTGGTTGAAGTTGATCTTGATCTTGTTACTGGAAGATCCGACCGACTCATCACCGGTGTATTGGAGCTGCTCAATGAGGTACTCATGGGGGTTCTGGGCCATCTTTCTGCGCTCGTCAGTATCCAAGAAGATGAAGTCAACATAGATAGAGGCGGCAACAAGGGACTGCTGGTAGGCAGTGGTGACAGCCTGGGAGGTTCTAGAGGTATCAGAGAGAGACTTAACAGCCCACAAGCACTCACCAATGGGTCTGAAGTCAATGTTGATCTTGACCTCGTGGTACTGGAGAGCAACCAAAGGCAGAGCCAAACCGGGGTTTCGGCAAAACCAGAAGAGGAGGGGGATGTACAAGGTGGTCTCAGGGAGAGCCTTGCGGGGAGCGCAAACCTGACTGGGGCCGCCAGTGGAAGCGCAAGGGCCGTTGATGTCGGCGAAAGCGGGGTCGCACAAGTAAGTCAATTGGGTGGTGTGTCCAATCATCTTGTAGTAACCAGCCTGTTGCTCAGAAGAGAGGGTAAGCTGATTCCAGATGTGCATCCAGTCACCATATTGGCGGTCAATTCTTTGGCCTCCAATCTCAACCTCAACGAGGGCAATGAGCTGCTCACCGGGGTAGTCTAACCAACGGGCATAGACGGGGCCAGTGCCAGAGGCACCCATACCCTGGTTGATCTCAGGGAGAGTGACCTGGACATAGGTGCGGTAGGCAAGATCTCCGTTTCTGGAGATGGTGCATGAAACACGGCGACCGAAGTCAGCCTGGCCGTTGAAAGTCTGCTCAATAGACTCCATGGCGAAGTTGGTGTGGCGTCTGTACGACACCTTCCAGAAAGTGATCTCGGGGTTTCCAGTCAGGAAAACGTCTTGGGCGCCGTAGGCGACTAATTGCATAAGTGCTCCTCCCATTTTTTATATATACTTCGGAAACATATTTTTTCCTAAATAATCGCGCAAACACCGCATTTTGCGCTTCTAAAATAGGCATTTTTCTGATGGTTTATTGTTGTCCTCTACACAACTGTAGATACCAAGCCACTTCATCATGTGTATCAGGCATTTTATTGGTCGCCTCGTTGTGCCCCCACTTTTTATTTTCGGGACATTATTTAGAAAAATGCCGCGGATTTGTAAAATGGTGGGGTGTCGCAATCGGCCTCTGTATGGTGTGGAACCGGGTGGTCCACAGTTTTGCGCTGAACATAAGAAACCTGGGATGACAAATCGCGCGACCTGTAGATGGATATCAGATTCCGCAAATTGTGCCAATGCAGATTGTAAAGATCGGCCGGCAAATCCGCGATTTCGTGGCTATTGTGTTGCGTGTTATACGGCATTGTTTCCAGATGACCCTCTCACCTTTCAAACAATGTATCGGTCAAAACAACAGGCGATATTTCAGTTTGTTATATCCTGTTTTGACGGTTTTTTACACGATGCTCCAATATATGTTGGAGGGATGCGCATAGATTGCCGAATCGTGATTGGCGATACACTGTTATGTATTGTGGCAGCACCGACTATTACGACAGAGGCGGTTAACACAATATCACAAAAAGTCATCATCATCGCATTCAATCCCGACAAATACATTGATTCAGATGGCCAAAGTGTGAATCCGATGCTATATATGCGATTGCCTCTATTGGAAGACGAAATCGCACACCAAATGGAGCGTATTATTGCTCGTAAAAACACGAATCCAGTGGAGGTCGTGCGACTCTTTACCTAAGTGTCTCCATTGACGAATTCTCCAGAATGAACTTTTCTAAATAATCGTCTTGGAATATTTCTTTTTTCCCGTTGTGGGCCTTCTGGAATATATAGTTGCCGTCGCGTTTTTTCACACTCCATCCCTGTTCCAATGAATTGTAGATGAATGCCATTTTATAGATGGTTTTTGTGTCTAAATCCAAGTGGGGAGACGGATTCATTTACATATTTTGATGAATGTTTTATTGGGTTTCAAACGATAAGGCCGCCTTCGGCGGCCGACTGATGAAAGGTCCTCCGAAGGAGGACCGACCGAAGGCACGAAGTGCCGACTGATGAAAGGCCCGCCTTCGGCGGCCTTACACTCATCCCTTCGTGCGAACTGCGTTTGAAATCCGGTTAAGTTCCAAGGAACACGTCTTAATCAATTTCCTAATAAGGACATAAAATCTACAAAGTATATTATTTAGGATGAAAGACGGACCGACCACACACGACATCATTTTACACGAAGACGAGGCCCGTTATGTGATGTTTCCAGTGCGCGATGAAGACGTTTGGAAAATGTACAAGAAACAAGTGGATTGTTTTTGGCGCGCCGAGGAAGTGGATTTGTCCAAAGACCTCGGTGACTGGAGCCGACTCAACGAAGATGAACAATATTTCATTTCCATGGTCCTGGCATTTTTCGCGGCGAGTGACGGAATTGTGATGGAGAACCTGGCAACCCGGTTTATGGCGGACGTACAGCTCTCGGAGGCGCGCGCCTTCTACGGATTCCAAATCGCGATGGAGAACATCCATTCCGAGATGTACAGTTTGTTGATTGATACCTATATCAAGGACCGCGAGACACGAGGCCGCATGTTTTCGGCGATTAAAACCGTCCCGTGTATCCAGAAGAAGGCCGACTGGGCGCGCAAATGGATCTCGGGGGACCAGTCATTTTCTACGCGACTCATTGCGTTCGCGTGCGTAGAAGGCATCTTTTTTAGCAGCAGTTTTGCCGCCATTTATTGGATTAAGAAGCGCGGGCTTATGCCGGGTCTCACTCTTTCCAACGAGTTCATCAGCCGCGACGAAGCGCTCCACACCGAGTTTGCGATTATGCTTTATAGTAAGTTGCTGGAGAAAACCGACAAGACGATTGCGCAAAGCATTGTGAAAGATGCGGTGGAAATAGAGAAGGAGTTCATTACAGTCGCGCTTCCATGCCGGATGATCGGGATGAATATGAAGTTGATGTCGCAATATGTGGAGTTTGTGGGGGACCGTTTGTGCGTTCAATTGGGTCTGCCGAAGATTTATGGGGTTCCAAATCCGCTGGATTTTATGGAATTGATTAGCGTGGATAGCAAGGTCAATTTCTTTGAACGCACGAATAGTGAATATGCGATGGCAAATAAGGAGGTGGCGACGGATGTGTTTGATTTTAATGCGGAGTTTTAAAGCGCCAAAGGCGCGACGTATCCTAAGCCAAAGGCGCGACCCATCCCTACGGGAGCCAAAGGCGCGACGTATCCTAAGCCAAAGGCGCGACCCAACCCATCCCTACGGGAGCCAACGGCGCTATAAAATAATATATCGGCCCAATTTATAATGGCAAACAACAAGACCCAGAAAAAAAAGCAAAGACGATCTAGGCACAATGGAGGAACTAAAACTCCGAGTAAAACCTCAAGTAAAACCTCAAGTAAAACGGCAAAAGATAAAACAACAAAAGGTAAAACCGCAAGTAAAATAACAGACCCCTTTGTAAAAGAGCTGAAAGATTTGAAAGAATTAGCAGATAACGAGAGAAAGTATTCTACATCTCGTGATATATCTAAACTAATAAAAAATCCGCCATTGACAACTCCTGAAAAGAATACCGCTTTAGCTGATTTTAAAAAATTGCTGGCAGTTTCGGTTAAGGCAAATGCGAGATTGGCCATATATAAAAAAGAAGAAGAAGACTCCGGAAACACAAACATGGATTATGATCCGGATAATTATTCGTATAAGTATTATATACCGAGGTCAGATAGACCAAATGGTAATTATGTATCAGATGCGGCCGAAATAGTTGATCAGTTTGGTTCGCGAGGTTTTGGTAGCGAATTTGTAGCGCATACTTATAAAGAAAATGAATGCTCAATATGTTTGTCAGGTGAAAATATCCCTCCCAATGAAAGAGCATATTGTAAAAAGAATGGCCACACATTTCATAAGGAGTGCTTGGAAAGTTGGAAAGACATGCGAGGAAATATGGCAAATTGCCCAATATGTAGAGGTCCTATATAATGGTTTTATATGTATCAATATTATATTGATACATGTCGTCATTTCAACAACCCGGAGTGTGGAAAAAAGTTGAATCCGAAAAACACCAAGGTAGACATTATTATTCAAATACAATAACGAATGAATCCCAGTGGGAGCCACCGAACGGCAAGGATTTTATCAGCAAAACGGGCGAGTTTAACGTGGCGCGTTTTATGAAATACCTTATTGCCAATCCGACCATTGATATACTGGAAGAAGGCGAGTCCCAGTATAGAGAAACCGGCGGGACAAATCCGGACTTTATTAAAGTTGTTTTGGAAAACGCCAGTGTAGTAGATATGAATATCAATAATTTAATAAGTATTACGGTCAATGTAATCAAGACTATTTTAGAAAGACTCAGAGAGCCCCCAAGCGAATTATTCAGTTTGGTTTTATTTGCGAGCGGTCACGGAGGCAGTCGTTGTATAAGCAACCCAGAACTTACCAATATGGCAAGCTCCACCAACGTGTTATCTATGCCAATTGTTCCTCATGGACAAGACGGTTATAACTTTACAAAAATAGAAGGAATGAATATGGCGATTGCAATCGCCAAGAAAAGAGGAAACATGTTGTCGCGGGAAGAAAAAGAACCGTTCCGTAATAGAATAATAGCGCAATATAGAAAGTTTGAAAGAGAGATTTCAGAAGAATTAGAGGTATTGCGTTCAAAAATATCAACGATCGCATCTGATATTACAATCGCCGAAAAGGTGAACGAGACCCCAACCCTAGATCCGTTGAAAACAATACGCAAAATATGTAAGAAATATGATGTGATGTGTGAAACCGTTGATGACCCAGTGAATGTCTTGATAAACCATCTACGAACGCGAATTAAAGAATTAGAACTTCGGATTCAGAAAGAGACTGAAAAAGTTGAGTTGATAAGAACGGGGATTGATGCCAATTTTGTGGCAAGCGTGGTTAGTTCATCTGCCAATATGCAAATATTGACCAGTTGTACTAAAAAGTTTGCGAATATTATGGGGTTATTTGTAGTGAAGCCGTCGTTTGAAGCCAAATATCCAATTTATAGTAGGATAATAATGATTCTGTTGGCGGAAATAGATGACATCTATAGAACAATGTACAAACGGGATGAACTCGCGATAAACGGTTTATTTATAAATGAACCTGGGTACAAGCCAAACGTTGGTATGTTCTATCGGCTGTTAGACGGGTTTAGCCAGGCGTATAAAGGCAAAGAATTGAACGTAAGAAAAATGATACTCAGCGCCGAATTACACCCATCGCAGGCAATATTACTGATTGGTGATATATTTCTAACAACACAAATTGTAAAACAAGGCGACGATTCAATTACAGTTATGTCAAAGATGGATATTATATATGTGAACAATTGTTGTCGGCGAACGATGCCGCGTCCAGACCCGGAAACAATTGTTGGATCGCCTCCCAAAGGGGGGACGCGCAATCGGCGACCGAAGAAGACACGGCGGCAAAAGACTCGTCGGCAAAAGAAGAAACGACAACCAAATAATTAGATACCGCGCATGTACGTTATTGTTTCCTATTTTTTATATCTTGTTTCAGTTTATCAAAATATGTGTACTTCCGCATATGTTCGGCCTGGATTTGTTCTATCCATTCAATCACGTTTTCCACCTCCAATATTTGCGGCAAAATCGCGATTTTCTGGTCTTGCGACAGGTCGCTGTATCCCGCCACCTGGTATCCCAAATAGTGGTTAAACATATACCACTGTTTCACGGGCATCAGCGATTTCCACAAAATATCATTCTGGTAAATCCAGTGGGCTTTCGTTGCGAAAAGGTTCTCCACATTGGAGTCAAACAGCTCAACCAACTCCGTCATCATCGGACGATTCACCAAGTATCCGGCGCCATTGGTAGAGGATGACACACGCGAGACCAAATACCCGGTGTATTCGGGGATGACCACCGGCGAACACGTAGTGAGCATCACGACGTCCCACGGGACTTTCATATCAAAAAACGCGCCCAAATCCGCATTCACTTTCTCGGCGTCGGCAATGAAGCGGAAATCGTCTTCCAGAATCAATACGTTTTGGTATCCCATCTCGTAGGCGAGTTGTAGGGCGTTCGCGTGGCTGACAAGGCATCCCGTGTTGGGACAGCCATTGTAGCTGGACGCGGGGAATCGCAGGAGTTTGTCCTCGGGCACGCCGATGCGCGCAAAGTCAGCCTCTATTTCGGCGCGGCGGTCTGTCCGAGCATCCATATTGATATAAATGATTTTGTCAATATGGTTCATTTGGTTATTTTTGGAGAATGCCTCTAATTGGGTTTAGATGGAAGTGATATAAGAGGGGATCGCATCAATGTTGATGATGGGTTCTTTGGGGGCTTTGGCCTGTCTGTATTTTGCGAACACCGGTTTTCGCATAATGTCTTTCGGAACGAGGTTATTCACGATTCGCGCAATCATCTTGTACAATTTGAATCCGGGATACCTCTCTTCACCGCTGGATTTATAGAGGATATTCTTGCCATAATCGTCCTCGCACCATTCGTCAATGAGGTTTTTCAGCGCCGCGGAATCGGA